TTATTTTCAGAATCTAATGGAGCCGGATTTAATTGAAACATATTATACTATTATAAAAAAATAAGATTATATTATTTTCAAAAAACTACTAAATAAAGTATTTATTTTAGTATTAAATTATTTTTTAATGATTTAATACTAAATAAAGTTTTTTAGTGTTTAGAGTTTAATATAATTTTTTCATCTTAATTTTTTTTAAGAATTAATTTGTTATTATAATATAATAAATACATTTACAAATATGTATGATTTATACAAAAACTATAAAAGTTTTTTAAAAAAACATAAATTTGATATTTTTATGAAAAATATAGAAACAAATAAATTATTAATAGGTGTGTTTATGATTTTTATGAATATAGGTTCTCGCTATATTGAATTAAAATTAACAAAAGGACAAGAAATGATACTTAAAAACATTGCTCGTGAAGTATTAATTTTTACTATTGCTTTTGTTGCTACCAAAGATTTAATATTATCGTTTATTATAACTTGTATTTTTATTGTATTAGCTAATTTTGTATTTAATGAAAAATGTAAATTTTGTATATTACCAGATAAATATAAAAAATTAGCATCATTATTAGATACTAATAAAGATAACATTATTTCAGAAAATGAAATAAATAAAGCATATGATACATTAAAAAAAGCACGTACTCAAATAGATGATTATAAAAAAATAAAAACACTTGAGTCTTTTAACAATATTAATTATAACTAATTAATTACAATAATATTACAATAAATTAGTTGTAATTCATATTGTTATAATATTTTAATTATATAGTATAATATACCATTTTATAATGTCTGATAATTATGAACCTGTATTTATAACAAATAATTATACAATTCAAATAAATATTGTATATAATACAAAAGATGATGCTGAGTCTAATGATACTAATGATGCTAATAATAGTGAATATTACATTATTGACAATATGAATGATATTTTATTAGAAGAATTTTCCAATAAAGATAAATATGACACTTTCAAAAAGCGTTATACAGGAGATAAGAACCCTTTGTATATGGTAGATGAATCTTTTTATCTTGATAAGCGCGTGATGGATAGTATTAGCAAGACTTTAACAGATAATTTTCCTGGTTATTTAAACACTAAAGAAATTCAAAAAAATTATTATATAAGTAATTTAACAAGAATTGCAGACGATACAAACTTAACTCAGTTTGATAAAGATTCATTTATTCAAATTATAAAGCAAGAATTTATAAAACTAATACCGTCTAATTCTGCTAATGATAAAAATAGAATTGAAAACATTAATAGTATTAATGAGTTGGTTGATGATATATATTTTTCAGATCCAGATAATGGACTTGGAGGCAGGAGTTTTCATGAAGCAATGAAGACAAAATATTACGATAGTATTAAATCTCAAAAATATTCTCTTAAAAGAATATTTGATAAATTTTATAATATTAATAATAATAGTCTAAGTAATAAATATAAATATGAATACTTTTTAAAGACAGAAACTGTTAGAAATATTTTTAAATTTATAAATCAAAATAGTGCCGATGAGCAAAGATCGCCATTAAATAATAATCAAACAAAAGAAGAAATATATAATAAATATTTCAAATATGTATTTCCTAATAAAAATGATACACTTAACTTAAGTGATTCGGATAAAGATAAAATTTTAATGTTTTATAATGTTTTTTATATAATTAAAAATATTTATTTGCTAGATGAAACTATTATTAATGTAACTCATAGAACACAAAAAAAAACAACAAAAAAATATTATGTATCAAAAGTTAGTTTGCTTGATTTAAAAGAAAATAGCACTCACTTTAAAATTGAGCAAAATACAGTTACAATTTTTATAAAAGCCACATTAAAATACATTATTGAAAATTCTACATTACAAATTAATTATTTAGTAGATGATTTAGAAAATACTAGGCAAAATTACTTACTACAATCAAATAAACTACAACCCAAAGATTTAAATAATAATTATTCTAATTATAATAAAATATACATTCATGATACAATTAAATATAAAGACAATAGTTACATTATAGATGATTTTGTTAAATCTGAATCTATTAAAAAATATATTAAAAATAAAGAGGAACTTTTTTTAAATACACAAGCAATAAAAGCGTTTGATTATTTTGTTAAAAATAAAGTAAAAAGAAACCCAGAGCACACTATAGTTGAATCTAATATCAAATATTTATTACGAAATATTTTTAAAATGTATGATAATAAACAATTTCAGAAATTTTATATTGCAGATACATATATTCAATATATTGATAATTCTAAAAATTATTATAGTATTAATAAGAGTTCTACAATAATAGAAACAAACCCTAAATATGAGACTATATCTGATATATTATGGCAATCAACATATGCACTATCAACAACAAGAGCAGCAGCAATAGAAACGCAAGCACTATTAAAAGCAGGAGCAGCAGTTGCTGCAGCACAAGCTGCAGAAACAGAAGCACAAGCACAAAGACAAACATTAAGACAGAGATTAGTTCAAGCACAAGTAGCAGTGAGGGCAGCAGGACCAGCACCAGCAGCAGGACCAGCACCAGCAGCAGCACCAGGACGAGGAGCAGCAGCAGCAGCAGCAGCAGCACCAGCACAAGCGGCAGCACAAGCACTTCAAAAAGCACAAACGCGAGCAGGAAGAGCAGAACAAAGAGCAAGAACAGCACAAGAAGTAAGGCAAGCAGCAGAAGAAAAAATACTAGCACAAGCAGAAAGAACAGAAATAGCAATGGCACGCACACGAGTAGTTCCTGGAGCAATAACACCAGTAATAGCTACACAGTTAGCACAAACAGCAATACAGTTAGCACAAACAGTATTACTACAAAAGAAATGGCAGCAAAAAAGTCAACGATTAGCAGCAGCACGAGCAGCAGCAGCACGAGCAGCAGCAGCAGCAGCAGCAGCAGCAGCACCAGTAGCGCCTGCACTGGCAGCAGCAAATGTAGCATATGAAAAAGCAAAAGCTGCACTTGCAAGAGCAAGCGCAACAAGTCAAGCAATACAAGCAGCAACACAAGCAATACAACCAAAAATACTAGCAATAATGGCAACAGCAAGAGCAGAAGTTCTCTGTAATAACAATAGAAGTTGTTTTTATGAAAATATTATATCATCTGATGCACGATTGAATAAAAATAAAATATATAAAATTAATTTGGTTTTTAGATGTTATTTAGATACAAACGGTAATAAACCTACATTATTACGAAAATTAGTAGCTGAAAGTTGCTTATCTAGAGCACAAAATTTAGATAAAGTATTTAATGGAATATTGTATAAAACATTTAACATATCAGAAAATTATTTACATAATAAACTTTCTAATATTACGAAAAAAAATCAAGCAAATGTAGCATTGAAAAATAAAACTAAACAGGTTGAAAAGCAAACAAATCCAAATCCGGAACCCATAAAAGAGAAAACTAGACTAAAACAAGGAGGAAGTTTAATAAAAAATCTTGATTATAATAAAACACGCCGGAATACTAGGCATTAGTAAATAGTATTTTTACAATAATTTATAATATTTTTACAATAATTTATAATATTTTTACAATAATTTATAATATTTTTACAATAATTTATAATAGTATTATAATATATAATCAACGATGAATCTTTTAACTACGTTAAAAAAACGATTATCGTTCAAAAAACCAATCGAGTCTATATTATATATTGCTGCTTTAATAGTAGTAGCTTATTATTTTAATAAATATGTATTAACAAATATGAATGTTGAAAATTTTGATGGTAAAAATTTTGAAAATGATGGGAAAAAAAAGGTAGTATATTTTTATATGAACGGTTGCCCACACTGTGATTCATTCTCACCTATATGGGATGAGTTTAAACAAACTTCTAAATTAACTACTCATAAAATAGAAAGCGCGGATGCCGGAACTATGATAGATAAATATAAGATTTCCGGTTTTCCTAGTATAATATTATTAGATGAAAATAATAATAAATTAAAAGAACTAGAAGGACCTAGAACTGTTGCGGGTTTAAATGCGATGATCAGTAATTACACTTAATTAATTTTTTTAAAGTATAAAAAAATTGATAACATTAATATTTTTATTTTATTTTATAAAAATATTATTATAAAAATATTTAAAAATGGAATCTATTTATAATGAAAGCATTAGTGATTCTGATTTATGTTATGAAACATATAGCATAGATGTATTAAAAAAAAACATTAATAATTTAAATAAAAAAGTAGTGCTTAGCACACAAAAATTAACAGCACAATTTTGTGTAAAATTTATTTTAGATAGTGCTATTGATTCTGGAAGTGAAGCGAGTGGTGTTTATACTAAAGAGCATATTCTTAGAAGGCAACCACATATTACTAGCGTGGAATTTGATAAATGTTATATGGAATATGTTAATTATAATGAATAATAATATTTCATTATTTAGAAGAAAAGTTCTTTCATAATAATTATCAAATAATATAATATATGGTTAAATCTGGTTTTTCTAAGGGTTTAGGCAAGCCATTTGTAATTTTAGTAATATTATTTTTACTTGAATCTATAATAAGTATTATAGTTTATTATTTATATAAAAAAAATTCATCTCTAGAAGTAGATAAGAACAGTAAGCGCGTATAAATAGCAACTCACATAATTTATATTTATATATTTATATTTTGTATATTTTGTATATTTTGTATATTTTGTATATTTTGTATATTTTGTATATTTTGTATATTTTGTATATTTTGTATATTTTGTATATTTTGTATATATTTATATATTTATATATTTATATATTTATATATGGCGAAGTCTTCTTTTTTAAAAGGTTTAGGTAAGCCATTTGGAATTTTAGCAATATTATTTATATTAAGTATTGTATTATATTATTCATATAATAATTACACACTAGAAGGACTTACACCAGGGAAGAAAGCAACAGTAGAAGAAGCGAAGAAAGAAGGGAATAAAGCAAAAGTAGAAGGACTAAGTTCAGAAAGAAGGCGATACTAGAAGGATATAAAGAAGGTAAAATACAATTTATAAGAAAATTCAAAATTATATAATTTTTTATAAATAAATAATTATATATTATAATTTATTATATATTATAATTTATATGGTTAAATCTAATTTTTTTAAAAAATATTCTAAACCATTAGCACTTTTAGCAATATTAATTATATTAATTATAGTATTATTTTCTTGTGTTAATAATTATTCAGTTGAAAATTATTCAGTTGAAAATTTTACACCTAAAAATAACGCAAAAATAGAAGTAATGCTTTGGACCGATGTTAGTGGTTCGCTTAATAATCCATTTGTTAATACCGATTGGTTAGATTTGGTTACTAAATATGAGAAGTATGCTACGTTTGAATATGGCGGTGGTCTTACAGATTATATTAAATACGCCAAGGGAATTACAATGGCTAATGGAGTTAAGATTGCTACAACTGAAAAACCGAAAGATGATGATTTTAAATATCTTACAAATTATCTTCCTTTTGTTACCGTGGTTATAGAAATTGATAACGTTAAAGATTTCATAGGTATGTTTATTGGCACTGGTCTAACAGCCGAAAGTATAAAACTCATACTATTCTCAACTATTAATAAACATTATAGAAAGTTATATACTAACGCACATAAATCAACACAAGCATCAGCAGCACCAACAGCACCAGCACCACAAGCAGCAAAGGCGCCTTGGATGTAACTCCCAGGAACTTAATAATTTTTTTTTTATTATTTGTAAAAAAATTGATATATTATTAACTATTAAATAATAATATAGATTAACAACATTAATATATATTATTTAAAAACTCGTCTAAATATGCTTGCTAAGTTAAATGATTTGGTTTTGGTTAAAATTGTATCGCGACCATCCAAAGTATGTAAAACACCTTATGTTGCTGATATAGAACTTCCCGATGGTTCAATTGTTCAAGCACATTGTGCTTCTCTGGGTTGTTGTGGATTATGTGAAAAAGATTGTTTTGTTTATGCTTCTCCAATAAAATCCAATTGCAGTCATACCAAATCCACTGTTTGCTCTTATAAAATTTATTTGGCAAATTTTTGCGAAGAAAAGATTATTAACGCGCATCATTATATTAATAAGCAATTAATAGGAGTTGATCCAAAATTAGCCGAGGCTTTAGTAGAAAATGCGTTAACAAAAAACTATTTGAAAACATTGACAAATGTTAAAACTTATAGGCGTGAAGTTAAATTGCTAAATTCACGGTTTGATTTTGCCGGAATAGACGAGCATGGTAAATATTTTGTGTTAGAAGTTAAAAATGTTCCTCTTGCTGATTATGCCGATGTATCTTCTAGTGATCGTAAAAAAATGATTAAGCGTGGGGACTTTATTAATATTGCCATTAATGAGAAAATTTCATATTTTCCAGATGGCTATAGAAAAAAGAAAGGCGCAGTTGTAAGCGAGCGCGCTTTAAAACATATTAATGAATTAGCCGAAATTACTCATTCAAAAATTATTAGACCCATTATTTGTTTTGTTATTCAACGAACAGATGTTACCAGTTTTCAGGCATCTGTGTTAGACCCAATTTATAAAGAAGCATTTAATGAAGCAATAAAAAAGGGCGTAGAAGTTATTGTATTGGTTGTTTCATGGAATGCTGAAGGAGAGGCTACTTTTATAAGTTGTGATTTGCCTGTGAATTATTAGTTTAATTTATTTATGGAATTATGTTTAATTTTTTACACACTTTATTATACATTGCTAAATCTTCGCCACATACATCTTCATTATCTCCAACCTGATTTATATAATAAGTAATTACTTCTTTGAATTTTTTTCCTTCTACACTTCCTCTACGAAATCTATCCACTAGTATTGGTTCTGGTTTTGGTTTTGGTTGTGGTTTTTTTATTAATTGCTGTTTTTGATTTATAGCTCTATGTATTCTTTGTATTTTTATTGCTGCTTCTAATCTTGCTTTTTCTAATCTAGCTTTTTCTAATCTTGCTTTTTCTTCTGCTTCTGCTTTTGCTGCTTTTAATTTTTCTGCTGCTAATCTTTCTTTTTCTGCAGCTAATCTTTCTACTTTTCCTGCTTTTGCTCTATGTGTTCTTTGTATTTTTTCTGCTGCTAATCTTGCTTTTTCTGCTAATCTTGCTTTTTCTGCTTCTGCTGCTAATCTTGCTTCTTCTTCTGCTGCTAATCTTGCTTTTTCTTCTGCTGCTAATCTTTCTTCTTCTGCTTTTTTTGCTGCTGCTAATCTTTCTTTTTCTTCTGCTGCTAATCTTTCTTCTTCTGCTTTTTTTGCTGCTGCAACTAATTTTTCCTTAAGTTTGGTAGGAATGTTAACATGACTAATAGGGAGACCTGTAGCTTTAATAATGTTATATTTAGTTGATGCTGATGTTGTTTTAGAACCCGAATCATAAGCATGTTTACTTTGTAAAGAGTGAATTGCTGCTTTTATTACATTACATAGTTTGTTTTCCTTATTAAGTTTGATAAGTTTATTTACAGTCATTCCCAACTCCTTTCCTATTTTTTTAGAATAAATCTCTAATTCTAAAAATACATGATTATATGCTCCATTAGTTGTAGGGGCGCTATATGAACCGTGTTGCCTACCTCGTTTATAAAACTTAATATCTCCTCCACTAACAGGATTCTTAATATTATCTTTACAAAACTGTCTTTCTGTTCCTTTTAATGTCATTATTAAACATTCTGGTTTCAAATTTTTATACGTTTCTAGTTTATTTATCACTCCTCTAGTTGTTATTTCTGGTGACCATGCTTTTGTTTCATCAATGTATAAATAGTATCTTGTTTTATCAGTTTTTACTTCCATATAATATTCTTCAGTATTAGTAGTCTCATTTTTTTTGGCATATAATTTTGTAATACTATTAAAAGGCTTACAATATACATTATCAAATGGTGATATATTACTATCACTCAGTTGTTCGCCGTTCAATTTTACAACAATATTTCTTTCTTTAATGATTTTTCCATATGTATTTATAATAGATTTTTTTAGTTCATCTAAATCAATTATGATTCCATCAACCATTTCTTCAAGTATAATAGAAGAACCACATTGTAATTTGTGTTCTTCTATATATTCTTGTTGAGTTATAGTCTTTTCATCATAGTTAAATGATTCATTTACGTCTTCTATTTTTGACATTTTTTCTATATTAAACACAATCTTATAATATTGATCGTCTGATTTAGTATAAATAGTGATCTTATCGGAAAGAGCAATAAATGCTTCTTTTAAACCTGCTCCAAACTCTGAAATAGATTCGTCATTGTCGTGCGATGAGCTATTATAACCAAAATTAAATGGATTTTTGTCATTATTTTCTGAAAGATTTTGAAAACCTGTTATGGTGTCATCTCTGATTTGTATTTGTAAAATCTTCTTGTTATCAGTACCAGGTTTGAATGTTATAATAATATCTATATTTTTAGCATTTAATATAGGATAATCTAAGAATTCTCCAATAGCAACAATCATAGTGTATTCTTTTTGTCGAACATGTTTAACCTCTGTTCTAAAATGCTTGGCTCCTGGACGACCTTTTTTTCTCTCGGTTATAATATTCATGAGTTATAAACTGGCTTATAATTTATAATTTATAATTTATAATTTATAATTTCAATTTTTTTTAAATAATATAAAAAAATTGAAATTATATTATTTAAATACAAATTTATTAACATAATAATAATATTAATTTTATTATGTATAACATTTTATTATTAGCATTGAGTTATAGTTTGCCTCCATTAAATAATGTTTACACAGGGTCAATCATTTTTCCACTATTAGGTAAGCAAATTATAGAATTCGAACGATTAAAAAAAAATACTTCACATGTCAGATTAAGTGGACTAATTAATTGTAATGGTTATATTTATAATGATGAAAATGATGAAAATGTTAGCATGAACTATGATTTAGACGAGTATCTTATAAATATTGTCCGTAAATATAGATGTACTATTGAAACACCATATTATGATGTAGGAAGCGATACAATTTTATTTGTATTAAAAATAAATGTGCTTGGTCTAACAAAAAGTATTAAATTGCTTAATATTAAAAAACTAAATACAAAAGTTAAAAACTAACTTATAGTACTAGTATTATTAATAAGTTTATTATAATAACTATGGACTGTTATGTGGGCAATTATTGGAGCAACATACCATAACTCGCCTAAGTAATTATTCAATACGCTATCTAAATTAGCATTTAAAAAGGGAATAGCAAGAGCACTTGTTCCAAAACCTATTAACAATTGTTGGGCGACTCTCCGTTTTCTTTTATAAATAGTTAAATAATGTCTAGGACTATGGATTAACGTTAAATAGCATTTACTTAGCATTGGATATTTAAGCCATGCCAAGTGAAATAATGAACTTAAGGAATATTTATAAAAGTTATTTTTTATATTGAAGTCATCGGCAATATGATAAATAGAAAAAATGATTAATAGCATTTTTCGTTGAATAAACGAACAATAATATATACATAATCCAGTAAAAAGATTGCTTGCTAAGGTCGTATAAGGATTAAGGATTAAACTGGTAGCCCCATGGCCAAATGTAGGAACTAATAACGGATATTTTATTAACATTATTAACATTATTAGTATTAATATTATTATTAGTTATATTAATAATAATAATGTTAAACATATTAAAAAGGAACTTAGAAATTAACTTACAAACTATAGTTTGTCTAATAATTCGGAGTTTTCTTCAGTAAAACTGCTTACTAGTTCGTGAGGTAATTCTCTAAAATCTACTAATTTTTTATTTAGTTCATATTTTTCATAAGCATTTTCCTTTTTCAATGCTTCTAAAAACAATTCATTATTTTCATAATATTTCTCACAAGTTTTTGGACCACATTTCTTAAAAATTGGCATAATATTATCTGACTTATCTCCCAGCACAATTTTATAAAACAAATTTTTTTGTGGTTCGCTAAACACTTTATTGGCTTCTTTTAAAAATTTGTTTTGAAAATTTACAATTTCGGTGTTGTCATCTAAAAGTTGTAAATAATCATGATCATTTGCTATAATATATATTTTGGCATCCGCATATTTTCGGCGAATATGATTTTTAGTAAGAGCAATAATATCGTCTGCTTCTAAATTAGGAAATTGTAATACGGCATTAGCACCAGCCTCATATAAAAGTTTATTGCTGTCTTGATAAATGTGTTTGAAAAATGGTCCTCCTAAAAAATCCTCGCCTTTGTCTCGCGTACCTTTATACTCCGTAAATAAAGCATTTCTCCAAATAGTCTTTCGCGGGCAATCACGAACAGCAATAATTGTAGATTGTTTCTTATGTATTTTTTGCTTCTTTTTAAACCCTGTTAGCGATTCGCTAAATGTTTTCATAAACTTTTCTACAAACTCTTCATTTTCGATTGGATTAGTTAAAGGTGTTTCGGGATTTGAATGACCCCACCATTGAACAATAGCAAAATATCTATAAAATATCCAATAACTTGTGTCAACTAATATGAATATTTTTGGTTCTTGAGTTTGTGTTTGTTCCATTATAAATAATTTAATATAAAATATCTATATTAATCACGTATAATATCAATTTTTTTTTAATATATATACAAATTATTTAAAGTTATTTTTAAATTTTAAATAGACAATTAAATGAATAATAATACATATAAAAGCGGAATTCTTATTGCGTGTAATGTTATTAATGTTATTTATCATGTTCCTCAAATAATAAAAACGTATCGCACAAAATCAGTTAAAGATTTTGATTCTTGGTATTTATTTTTGGGTAATCTTCATAGTTTTTGTTGGGTGTTATATAGTATTGAAGATAACAATAGTTTAATGATGTTTAATAGTTGTGTTACAATGTTTTCTATTTCTTTTGTAAGTTATTATAAAATTTGCTCATTTATTAATGAGCATTATAAAAGTAAAATTATATGTCATACTAGTAATAAAGAAAATAAAGCAAATATAGAAAATAAAGAAAATAAAATAGTTGCTGTTACGTGCGATTAATCTTCTTTTATATAGCTATTATTACATAATTTTTTTATTATTTTTTCTTCATTTTGTTCTTTATTATTTGCTATAGCTACTAATGTATGTGTATAATAATTTTGTTTGTATTCATTATTTTGAAAATCTGGATTTTCTTTAGTCCATTTACTTAATGCGCAAAATTGCTTTGTTGATACATCTTTTATTGCTTTTCTAATTTTCTCTTTGTTAACATCTTTTTCCCAATTGTCATCATCTTTAATATACAATGATTCACGTTTTATATCTGTGCAGTGAATAGGGCGTTGATAAAGTCCTAATTTATTCATATTTTCAATAATTACATTACTTAGACCATTTACTATTCCATTTTGCTTAGTATAATCTAATTGTTGTAAGCTTACTTGTATTGATTTTATAAAATCACTCATATTTATAGCATCTTTACAGCGCTCATTTAAAAATACTTGAATATTAAATTTATTGTTATTGTTATTGTTTGTTATAAAATTGTTGCCAATTTTTGGTAATAATTCACTTATTTGGTCTTGTTGCTTAATTATAATTTCTCTCATTTCTTTATTATCATTAAGCAGTTTAATAATTAAATCATTTGTTAAAGTTAGTTGATTATTTGTAGAATTTGTAGCATTTGTAGTGTTTGTAGTGTTTGTAGTGTTTGTTAATTTCTCATTTTCTAGAGCATCACATTTTTTCCTATGAGCATATAACCCTTGTCTACTTTTGTATTTTTTCCCACAATTACATACTATTTCATTTATGCTTAAATTTGTGTTTAAATTTGCGGATTTTTCTTCTATATTTGTCAACACTTTGTCAACATTTGTATTATTTTTATGTTTTGCTGTGTTAATATGTTTGTTGTAATCTTTTTTATCACACGTATTATAGTTACAATTTATACAAACAAATTCTTTGCGGACTTTTGCGGATTTTTTTGTAAACATTGGCACCAATAATATTTAAATAGAAAATAGTATTTAAATATTTTATTTAAATTATCGGATTTTCACGGATTTTATGTAACAAAATGTCAAATATTTTAAAAAGGTTGTAATATTTATAAAATACATAAACAATTGCCTTATCATAAACCATCACAAAAAATATAAATGTTTTTAGCGCGGATTATTCCGGATAATTTTTGTCAACAAAAGTCAACAAAAATTCGGCCGAGATTTGTGAAAAATTGGTGAAAAAGTTTATGGTAAGGAGTTTTTAAGTAATAAATTATACATATTCAACCCTTTATGCTGTAATTTATTTTAAAATGTGAAAATTTATCATTTTTTTATAAAAGGTTTAAAACTTCAAAAACTGGACATTTATAAATGTCCATTTTCCAAAAATTTTTCAAATATATTTTTCCCATTTTTTACACTTTATAATTATATAACTTAGGTATTAATATTATATTTTAATAAAATAATATAAATACATTTAAGATAAGAGAGATAAACAATGAGTATTAACTTTTATAATGCGCCCAAGTCCCCCCAAAATGCTACTCACATAGCAATAATTCATTAAATTTATTTAATTCTGTAATTACTTTTGTTTGTGTTGCTTTTAAACTTTTTGATAATTGTTTTCCAAAATGATTAGCAACATGTATGCTTAAAATAAGTTTATTAAATTCTTCTGTGAAGTTCAAATTATATTTGGTTAATAATTTACTTAAATCTATTAATAATTGGATTGTTATTTCTTCTTTAGTATTTAATTCAAAGCATTTAATAGTTTCCGTTAAAAATTGCTGTTTTTTATTAGCATTAAAACTACTTAATAGTTCTTTTTCTTGTATAATAGCATATAATAACTTTTCTACATTACTATAATCTTGTTTGTAATGTATATCATTAAAAAAAATATAATAGGCATTTTGATTTTCTTTATTGGGAAAACAACATATGCCAAAATCAATAATACCTAATTTATATTTTGGCGATTCATTATTTATATAAAAAAATATGTTTCCACTATGTAAGTCACAATGAATAACTGAATGAAATAATGTTCCTAATATTGCGAATTTATTAAGTATACATGCAAATTCTTCTTTAATAGTTTCATCCATAGATTCAATGTCTTTAAATTTTAGACCGCTAATATTTTCCATTACTAATAATTTATTATATTTTTCGGTAATCTCTCTATGAACTTTTGGAAACACGTATTCTTTATTATTTTTATATTTTTCACTAAAAATTTCTATTGCCTCCACTTCATTCATAAAATTCATTTGATTTAATAAAATTTCTTCGTTATCCAAAAGTATTTTTGTGATTTTGAGAGATTTTATGTATGGAATATATTTACATATATACGAAACATATAACAACTCATCAAATACATTTGTAAATTTCTCTAAAATATTGTTTTTCAACATTTTAATAATTACTTTATTATTAGATGAATCATAACCATCGAAAACTAAACCAACTATACCACAATTTATTGGAATTATGCTAGTTAAAGTGATTGAAAATTCATCTTCCAACTTATGTAATAAATCATGATCTATTTCATTATGCTTATAGGGAACATTGTCTGTGTATTTAAGTAAATAATCTTGTTCTTCAATAGACAATAAATCTCTGTCAAAACATAATGCTTGAAATATTTTCACATATACTATATTTTCACGCTCTAATTTTTGTGATATTTTTTTTATTAATTCTAATCTATAAGTGGGTTTATTATAAAAATGATTTATACATTTTTTAGTATTAAAATTTATAATTTCCCACATAACCACACTTACTAATTTTATAATTCGTAAAAATATATACATAGAGTCTAAGACCATCGTTTAATAATTTAATAAATAGTAAGTTATTAAGTTATTATAAATAATAATATATTTATGAATTTAAATACATTTTCAAGAATTTAAATTATTAATAAATTGTTTTAAATTATAAAACATTTTTTTAAACATTAATCCAATTAAATTATTCATATAAATAGGTAACTCATCTATTATTGTTAATTGAAAATCAACAGAAAATTTTACATTGATCAATTTTTCAATTGTGTTTTGTTGTATTGTTTCATCATTTAAACTTATGTGGGTTTTTCCAAAATTGAATGTCATTGGTTCGTATTTTTCTGTGTTTAAATTTATTGATTGTAAATAACCATTTATCAAATGTTTATGCTCATATATTAAATCTTTATTATAAAAAGTTATGTTGTTATTTAAATTGTTTTTATATTTAGTAGTTCTAAACAAAACATATTTTTGCTTAATTCCTACTTCTTTGGCAATAGGTTTTAATAAAATACATACATCTGTTTCATAATTATTTATTGTGTCTAAAATATGTATTTTTTCAATTAAGTCATTATTTACTTTTTCTATTAATTCATAAATTGATGTGCTCAAAAGCATTTCTGTATTTACTTTAGTGGTGTTCAAATTATTAAATTCAAATTGTAAATTATATGCCTTGTTGTTACTAGAAGGTATTCTTATTTCGCTTAATAACATATTTCCTTTGTCACATATTAATTTTGGTTGAAATAGATTTTCCTCACTATTAATCATTTTAATTTACTTATATTTATATTTATATTTATATATTTAAATATGATTATAATTATAA